ATATGATTACCTGCGCCAGTATTTAAATGTAATGTGTATGCTGAATCTGTAACAACTGTGTCAATATCAGAAATTCCAGTAGCAATAACTTCTTGTGAGTATTTGAATTTCTCCATTTCCAACTCATAGAAATAAGGAACTTTTCTTCCCAACATAAAGAAATCTTTAGTTTGATTAGTGAATTTAATTTCAAACAACTCACCTGTACCATTTAAGAAAGGAATATAAATTAAATCACCTTCATTAGGCCTAGTTAAATTGGCATTATTAGGTATTCTTTGGGTGAAAGTTCTCTTGGATACAATAACTTTTACATTATTTTTAATTTCTAAACCAAATTTAGAAAAGAATTCTTTTTCACCTTCGTATTCCATTGAACTAGAAAGGTATAATTCCAACTGAAAAGCCGATTCAAATTTACGAACAGGATCTTCACCATAGAGAAGGTCTCTGGCTTGATTGTTATTATTAGGAAGATAGTAGGCATCGAATCCTTGAATTTTTATGGATTCCACAATTAAATCTTCAATAACTCTTTGTTCAGCTAAGCTGTTGTAATTATTAAAATATTGGCTAACTGCCATGTTAATGTCCTAACTTTTGGCACAAATGGCCTTTATGATGATTCTTTTTTCCTTTGGCAACATTAGACATTGCACCTTGGTCTAAATTATGTTCTCTACAAAATTTGTTCATATTTTTTATAATTTCTTTTTTACCGTTTGGAAAAGTTATTAACCAATTAACACTCTTAGCATCAGCAACATTTTTTTTAGATTCTTCGGATAAAGTCCAAGTTTTACCTTTTGATGCTGTTTTGTATCCTAACTCTCTTATTTCTAAGAATTGTTTTTTTCTTTTATCTTTTTCTTCTTCAGTTAAATTATTCCAAAATTCTTTTGTTTTATTTGCCAAATGTTTTTTGGAATCTGGATTATTTAAATAGTATTCTTTTAATCTTTTACTATTTTCTTTTCGTTGTTCTTCTGTTGGTTTCCATCCAAAAGTACCTTCACCACCATCTGTTTCATTGTAACCATTATTTTTAGAATCTAATTTTTTAATCCATTCTTTTTCTTTTTCAAATAATTCTTCTTTAGTTTCTGCACGATCCAATTCATACACTATAAAATTTTCTACGCCATATAAAGCCATTGCATTGTGTATATGACTTTTATTTGAACTATTTTTTGTTTTAGTAATAGTTTTATGTTGTTTAAACCTTCTTTCAATTTCTCCTCTAGTTACACCAACATATTTTTTACCATCCAATTTATTTTCTATACAATAAACTTTCATATTATCTCCTTATTATATCTTATTTATACAACAAGGACATTTGAGCGCCACTAGATTAATTCATAAACCACTCCAAAGGACTTCCGTAATTCATTTCCATCTCTTTTTCTAATCTTTCAATTTCATCGGTAGCTTCTTTTTGAATTGTTTTACCATCTAAAGTAACTCCACCTGGTAATTGTAAACCGGCAAACTTAGAAAGGTTATTACCCCAACTTCTTTTAATTAAAGCAGAAGCATATTCTTTTAACCAACGGTCATTCCATACCAAATTGTAGGTGTCTGGATTAATCAGAGCATAAGCTTCTGATACTACCACTTGGCCAACCGGCGCTTCATAGTTGCCCCATGCCCAATCAATATACAATCTTTGCATATGTCTTTGGAATCGAATAGGAACTTCACCAGTGAATTGAATTTCTAGTGAACGTAAGTGTTGCTGTGTTAGATTATAATTGATGTATGATGCGGAGGTGAAGTCGTATAACTCATTTAAACGTAATTGATAACGCAGGTCAAACATATTAATCGTTGCTTGTGAATCTGAAAGTGGAAATATACGAGTAATACCGGCAAGTTCAATAGCATTACCATCTTGGTCTAACGCTTTTGTAGCATCCAAATATTGGTTATTAATATCGTCTTGTGTTATATAATGAATCCAATAGACTTTTTGAAGTCCATCAAAGTGATAATCTTGCCAATATTGAAGTGCGTCATCAATACGGTCTTGAACTTGGTCAGGATCCACGTTAATTTCGATAACAGGAAAGCCTAACCTACGTAGGCAGTATGTTGTGAAATCTTGTCTGGATGTAATTGTTGCCATGAAATCCTCCTAATATGGAGGTATTTATAACTTGTCTATATCACCTTACAAAGTATATTTGTAAGAATGTTCCGGAACTTAAACCATTCGTTATTGTACCTGGTACTATTTGTTGTCCTGTTGCATTAGTATATGCCGTTAATCCTATGGCATCAGTCGAACCATTACAATAAACTAAAGTTGAATGTGTTGTTGTTAATCCTGTGGTTGTTGTTATATTGACATTATTGGCTTGGTTGATTGATGCAGTACTAGCATTTTTTTGAACTTGTGAATTTATTTGTCCTGTATTATTATTACTACTATTCCACCAAACCTGAGCAGAAACATGGTACCAACCAGCAACACCAGGAATAGCAGTATTACTTGTTGTTTTCCACCAACCATTTGGGTCATATTGAGAAACTAAAGGTACAACTGTATTAACTCCTGATGGTACAGTATTATTTGATGGTAATCCAGCACACATAATTAAAGACGTTGTATTTGTGGTTAACGTTCCAGAAACAACTAAGTTACCCGAAATACCAACGCCTCCACCAACCACTAGAGAGCCTGTAGTGTTACTAGTAGATGCAACAGGATTAACGACACCAACAGTTAACGATGTGTCGATACTTGCTGTTCCATAAACTCTTGTGTTTGATAATAATTTTGCCATAGTGTTTTATTTATTCGTTTAATTAAAGACCGAAAGGATTTATTGTATTTGATGTTACACCACCATTGATTGTAATTGTGTAATTATTACTGCTTGAATCTGAAAAAGGATTTTGGTAATAAGATGTGTTTAATAATAAAACAGTATTTGCTATAGCGGTTAATGGAGAAGTTGGTGGTGTAAAATTGCCTGAATATAATGCAGTACCTTTTAAAATTCTCAAATTAGAAATGTTACCTGTTTGATAGGCGTTATAATAAGCACCAATTTGAAGTGGATATGTAGCACTAGATTGTGGTGTTCCACTAATCGCTGTTGTTGTTCCAGCAATTCCGTTGACAAATACGGTAATTCCACTATTTGTTTTTGTCATAGCAATATGTGACCATTGATTAAGTGGGGCGTTTGTTGAAGATGTTACTGCAATGTTTGTGCCATTGTAATAATAAAAAGCAACTTGTCCTGAACTATTATAAATTCCAAATGACCAGTAATTAATATTAGACCTATTCATATTACCAACAGTAGTAGGACCTACTAATCCGGATGAAGTCCAACCAGTATATGTTGTTGGATAAATCCAGCACTCAATTGTATAATTTACTCCTGATGTGTACCAATCAAAGTTTGTAGTTGAATAGGGGATAGTTAAGTAACCGTTAGTTCCATTAAACTGCAAGCTACCTAAAGCAGGATTTACTTCAGCAAACTGTCCGTTAACAAGCATTGTGCCTGTATTAGAAATACTTAATAAAGGATTTACAACTATTGGTGTTGATGTACTTGATGTCACTCCAGTATTTGTAAATGTTAAATTATAACTACTGGAATCCACAAAAGGTTGTTGTGTGTATGCGTCTAATAACAATACTGTGTTTGCTGTTGGTACTATTGATGTTGTTGGTGGCGCAAAGTTTGCCGTATACATTGCAGTACCATTCACCACACGAATATTTGTCATTAAACCATTGAAGTTATATGTAGTTCCACTTGTTCTATATGCACCAATCAAAGGAGCCGCAGCACTTAAATTGGTTGAATCTGTTGCTGTTCCTTGAATTGAACCATTAATAAAAAGTTTTACGTTTGTTCCTTGTCTTGTTGCAGCAACATGATACCAAGTATTTGTTGTTATAGTGTTTGCTGTTACAATTTGACTATCTGAACCAGCATAACCTAAAGCAACTTGATTAGAACCATTGAAAGCAAGATGTACTTGATTTCCAGTACCTCCAGAACCACGACCTTCATACATATTAGAAGCCGGTGTTGTATAAGGATACATCCAAAATTCAACGGTATAATCATTTGTACTAAAACCAAAAATAGAACTATTTGATGGCGTTAGTGTAGTATTTGAGCCATTAAAATATAAACTACCCGGAATAAGAATTTGTTGATTAGTAACTTCATCAAATCCATTTGTTATCATTATAATACCACTACTCGTTATACTACTAACAATATTTGTGTTACTTCCTATGTTAGGAGTATTATTGGTGTTTGCAAGATATAATGAGGTATTTCCTGGATAATAAAATGGACCAATAGTGTTGAATACTGGAGAATTATTTGGTGTTACTGTATTAATACCACTAGAATCACCAAATGGGTTTTGTGGATTTGCAGTTAATAATAATACTGTATTTGCTGGAGGTGTTGTTAGTGGTGTTAGTGGACCTGAACTAGGAATAAAATTAGATGTATATAATGCAACACCACTAACCCATCGCATATTTGAAATGTAACCACTAAAATATGAGCCTAAACTTCCCTGAACTGCCGCAGCAATATATAATGTGTTTGCATTATTGATGGCACCGGATTGAGTTGCTGTACCTGATGAAACTCCGTCCAAAAAAGTACTAACAACTCCAGACTTTCTACAAATTGCAAAATGGTGCCAGTTTCCGTCTACAAAAGATTTTGATGTGTTGTAACTAGTATAAGAACCATTAATATGTATGTTAAATTGGGTAGAACTACTAACTTCCATTTGAAAGTTGCCGGCAGTGCCATATTGTCCTAAAGCAAATACTCTCATACCTGTATTTTTTATGATAGCCAAAAACTCTACGGTAAAATCTGATGTTCCTAATTGTAGAAAGGTATTGTTTGGTATTGTTAAATAGTTTGAACTTCCATTAAATAAGATACTTCCTGAGCTCAGGCTCACTTCATCAAACATTGTTAATGCTTGATATGTTCCATTAGAAAGTAATCGGGATACTGTATTTGCCATTCATTATCCAAAAATTGTGTCAAGAGAATTTGTTAGTGGGTTGTATACCTGATAGACTACTGAAATTTTATTGTTTGCAAAACCAACACGACCAGAAACATAGATACTATTTGATACAGTATTTCCTGATGTGCCTACTGATATAGCATTTGCAACAATAAGTGTATTGTTTGAAGAATAAAATAATAAATTTGATGTGTTAGAAAGATAACCTGTTGAGTTGGCCACAATAACAGAGTTAGCAAGATATCCTGAAGCAGTAATACCTCCACCACCAGAACCTAATGACCAAGGAGTACCGTTAGCTGCATATCGTAAATTATCAGTATAAATTGCACCGGTTGATGTTGTCGCATATAGTGAATTTGCATTTACATAACCGGTTGTTACAATACTCTCTGTTGTGTTTACAGAAATATTTGTAATATTTACGTTTTCAATTGTAGTATTACCAAGAACAACCAATGAACCACCAACATAAAGACTACCTTTAATCCCTACACCACCAGCAACAGTCAAGGCACCAGTGGTGTTTGATGTTGAAGCTATAGTTGATTGTATATTAACTGAACCAACACTTGTAATAGTACCTAATGTATTAACGCCACCACTTGATACCCAATTACCTACACCATCATATGTCCATGTTAGATATGTTCCTGAGTATCCTGAAAAACTAGTAATTGCAGATGATACTGTTACCCCACTATTATTTGTTAAAGTCCAAGCATATGGACTATTATCAACAATTGTAGCGTTCTGACAAGTTAAAGCTAATGTTCCGGCAACAGCAGTTAAATTTCCTTTAGGTGGTATAAAGTTTGATGTGTATATTCCAGTACCTTTAATAATTCTAAAGTTTGAAATACTTCCGGTATATGCTGTGTCACCACCATCACCACCAATATAAAATGCTGAGGCACTGGTAATACCACCGTTTTGTGTGGCTGAACCAATACTTACACCATTGAAATATACCGTTACTGTTCCTGATATGCGAACTACCGCAATGTGGTTCCAAGCATTTAATACTAAACCATTTGGGTTTGTATATGTTGTAAAACTACCATTAATATGCACGTTAATGTAGTTTGAAATGTTGCCTGGCATTTCAAGTTCAAAATTACCTGAGGTAGCATATGTACCCATACCCCATGCTCTTTGGTTAATACCTGAACTTGTTTGATAAAACCAACCTTCAACTGTAAAGTCACTTGTTCCTATTTGGAAAGTCGTATTTGCTGGATAACTTAATGTACTACTTCCATTAAATGTATTGTAGTATACTGGTGTAAATACTTGATTATTTAATACAATACCACTATTCGCCAAAGGACTTGTAAATGTTAAGTTTGCGCCATTTGAAGTAATATTATTAGCAACATATAAATTGTTATTTGACGAGAAGAATTGTAAGTTACTTGTATTACTTAAATACCCTGTTGAGTTAGCAATAATAATCGAATTTGCTAAGTAACCTGAAGCAGTAACTCCGCCGCCACCCGTTGTTGTTATTGCTGTGTTAGTAATAGAAATTACACGACCGTTGGCCGCTAAAGTAATTACTGGAACAATTGTTGAGTTACCGTATACTCCTGCAGGTGATGTTAATGTTGTATAGTCAGTATTGGCTAATGTTTGTAATGAAATAATATTAGCATTGGCACTATTTACATAAGAAAATAATAAAGTTGAATTAGCATTGGCGGTTAATAAACCTCCTGCGGTTACATTTGCTTGATTATATGCAGCTTGACTATAAACTTGATTAGCAGATATCCATGAGTTTTGTGTAACATCAACACCTTGTGTAACTAAAATAGAATTGTAGTTAGAACTTATCCAACTATTCTGTGTAACATCTACACCTTGAATAATACCAATATTAGTGTTAGCATATGAACTAATAGCATTTGCCTGATTATACGATGCTTGGGTATAACTACCTAATTCAATACCGTTAATTGTTGCAGTTGGTGAAAATATTCCACCTGTAGTAATTGCATCATATTTTATATTTGATTCTGCAAAATTAACGGTCGAAGAAGGCTCAGTAGAAACGTTACTGAAAAATGTCCAATTGCCAGTTAAATGATTACGAACTACACCAGTATGTTGATAATTATTATATTGACCACCAATGAAGTGCCCGACAATACCTAGGTCAACTACGTTGGCTGAATTATTGGATGCCAAATAGATAATAGGATCCTGAACACTAACACTATTGGATGAGTATGTTACAAGACTTCCTGCTACATTAACATTACCTGAAACATTTAAACCACCAGAAATTGTTACAGTACCACCAACGGTACCCCCGGTATTAACAAAAGTATTACCTACGTTAGCCGTATTAAAAACGGACTGTATATAAGAATTTTGTGCTAAATCTACACCTTGTATAACTTGAATTTGATTGTTTTGTGCTAAATCTACACCTTGTATAACTTGAATTTGATTGTTTTGTGCTAAATCTACACCTTGTATAACTTGAATTTGATTGTTTTGTGCTAAATCTACACCTTGACTATAATTTATATTAGTATTGGCTGTATTTAATGCATTTTGTAAATAAACCGTATTTGCGCTAGCACTATTTGATTGACTAAATGCCGCACTAATATTAGCATTTTGACTTGATTCAATACCAAATAATATAGAAATGTTAGCATTCGCTGTATTTAATCCAGATTGAATATAGAAAGAATTAGCATTGGCGGTTATTAAACCACCTGCCGTTACGTTTGCCTGATTATAAGCTGCTTGAGTAAACGCTTGATTGGAAGATATCCATGAGTTTTGGGTTGAATCTATACCTTGTGTGTAGATTGTGTTTGATTGTATTGAATTAATTGTATTGGTTACAGAATTCGCTAATCCCTGAAATACAATTCTAGTTAAAGACATTATACACCCTTATTATTTTAATAGTTTCTATGGTATTTATTCTCAACCAATTACTATTATTTTGTTTTCTTTTCTATGTCATCGAATATACTTTTACAGATTTTATCAAGTTCATCTGTTGTAAAAGTCATAGTTCCTTCATTAATTCGGTTTGATAAAGCAGTATCTAATCCGGATATACGAATTGGGCTATACTTCTTTTGACTTAATTTTTCAATAATATTAAAATACTTAGGATAAGATGTGTTTATTGGAAAAGTAGAACCAAAAATTACTGTTCCTGGTGTGTTCAATGCTCTGGCCATATGTTGACCTACTGAATCACAACCAACAAAATAATCACATTCTGAAACCAAAGCCATCCATTGGCGTAAATCACAAGTAAATTTACTTGTAAATACATCTTCTTTTATTTGGTGAGTTGGTTCACCAAAGAAAATTAAATTATACCTTTTAGATAATTTTTCAACAATATACAAATAATCTTTTTGACTTAAACTTCTTGATTCTTCATCATAAATTGTGGTGTTATCTACTTTTGCGCCACGACCAAAAGGTTGAATTATTACCGTTTTTTGTTTATTCGATTTCTCTTTAATTGTTTTAATACTATTTGTTGCTGCTAATTTTTCCAAATTACTTAACTTTAAAATTGGTGGAGTTAAATCTGTATGGTCTTTTGTAATATTAATTTGTTCATCGAATGCTTCAACCATTGAAATTTCTTGCCTAAAATAAGCTGGAACACGATATGGTTCAGGCGTAACAACTTCATCAGCATTTCTAACAATATTATCAAAAAGACCTTTAGTGTCTAATCCATAAACCCTATCTTGCAATTCTGGTATTCCCCACAAAAGAAAATCCCATCCTGCTACTAAAACTGCCCAATCTACCGTTGGATTTAATTTATTAAACTTTAGTAATGCTGGTATTGCTGCAATGATTCTTCCTGCTCCACCATCAATAAAAAATATCTTCTTCATACTACCTCCATATTAAATTCAAATTGTTATCATGTATTTGCTGTGTTAGCCGAAAAATCTGGTATTGGATATGTTATCATCCATGGAAAATTATTCTGTGAAGGAATATCTAACCAAGCTTGGCAAAACGCATCTAATTTATTTATATCTTCTTTTGGGGTCAAACCTAGTCTGACTTCTCTGTTATATTTGTCGTATTTCCATTGAATTGAATTGATGGTTTCAAATCTAGCACGATTAAAAGTTGCTCTCGTTACGTTTAATTTTATTATCTTTTGTTCGTCGGTTAGAGGAGTTAAATTATATTGGTAAATATCTCCTGTTTCCGTACTAACTACAGCAACATTAGCAATATTATCAAAAGTAAAATCTAAAGGTACAGTAATGTGTGTATTACTATTTGAAGAAGGTACAAAATAAGCATCTACAAAAGATACATCATAATCACGCTCAACAAATTCGGATATTACCTGAATATTTGCATTAGGATATTGTTTTGAAAGAATTATAAGGTTTGTGCTGGCCATTTTTATCCTATATTAAAATGAGATTGGTAGAGTGCCCCAACAAGCATTACCACTAAAGGTATTGCCAAAATAAAAATCATTACAACCTGAACTATAAAAAAATCCATTGTAAGAACAAGCAAAAAAACCAAACCCGTTACCGCACATTGTAAAACTTGCCATGGCGACTGGGGGAAAAGAACACGTCACATAACTCGTTGAATCCCATACACACATACAAATAACACATTGTCCACAAAGATAACCACTAGGTGTAAAACCCCCTGTGCTGCAAAATGATAAGTTGCTTACCATTGGAGAGCAACATATCATAGTTGGAGATGTAGAATACCCCCATACACAATTTCCAAAATTGTCTTGTAATTCAATAAAACTATTACAAACAAAACTTCCACCACCTCCACCACCACTTGGTGCAGCACCCCACGTTATTTCATTAGTTGAACAGTTATAATATAATACACTACAACAAGTTATTTTACATCTAATAGGATTTACGTAAAAACCACAACACATTATAGGAAATCCATATGGTGAAGCGTTTAAAACAACACTACATGGACACTGGCAAGAACATCCAGCAGAATAACCTATAGCGATAGAATAACAACCTTGATTACCACAACCAGCATTAACACCAATAGCTATAGAACATCCATTTTGATTATTTTGTCCTGCATTACACCCAATGGCAAGTGATCCGGATTGCTGATAATATTGTCCAGCATTAGAACCAATTGCGATAGAATCATTACATTGGGTATTATATCCTGCTTGACAACCCACAGCAACTGATTGAGAACCTTGACAACAATAACCAGTATAACAACCAATGGCAATCGCTGCGGAATGTTGTTGGCGTCCTCCTGCACAAGATCCAATTGCAACAGAATCATTCAGTTGAGCAATACAACCTGCACCAACACCAATAGATACTGATTGAGAACCTTGGTCTAAACAACCAGCATTAACACCAATAGCAATAGCACAATCTCCACCGTTTCCTTGTGAAATTTGTCCAGCATTTTCACCTATAGCAATAGATGTTATTGATTGACTGGTGAAACCTGAGCATTGGCCAATTGCAATATTTGTTGGACCAAGATTATTATTGATATTACAGATTGTAGACCAGCAAGTTGAAGCTCCACCACCGCCTGTATTTGCTTTATTGTATGCACTTTGTGCTAAATTATTGGCCGCATTAGCTTGATTATATGAACTTTGGGCTAAATTGTTGGCTGAATTAGCTTGATTATATGAATTTTGGGCTAAATTGTTGGCTGAATTAGCTTGATTATATGAACTTTGGGCTAAATTATTTGCTGCGTTTGCTTGATTATATGAACTTTGCGCTAAATTATTTGCTGCGTTTGCTTGATTATATGAACTTTGCGCTAAATTATTTGCTGCGTTTGCTTGGTTGTACCCACTTTGCGCTAAATTATTTGCTGCGTTTGCTTGGTTGTACGCAATAGAGATTGTACTAATTAAATTAGAACCCGATACAATTAAAGTATTAGCGGTAACTATATTTAAACTGGCATTAGCATTTCCATCAATGACTTGTTGACCATTGATACTTAAACCGTTTTTGACTTGAAAATTTTTAGTAATTGACAAGGTTCATTCTCCCCTCGTTGAAATTTGGTATATTTAGTAGATTATAATATTAATGCAGTTCTAATAAATTTAATATCGGTACCAGAATTTACCGGTGATGCTAATAGACTAAAAGTTCCCCCAGCTACCGAAGCATCAAATGTGGCCAAAGAACTGTTTGTATAATATTCACCATATTGAGTTAAGTAAGCATTTGTTCCGTCTTGCAATGCTCTAATTTCTAAAACATGATAACTTGTTCCAGAAGTAATTTGTAATTCATACTTAGCACTTCTGTATGTTGACGTAGAAAAAGTATCAATTGCTGTTTGTGCTGTTCCTGAGAGAGCAATATCACTAGAAATAATATATGCGTTAGTATTAACAGTTAAAGAATTCACTACATTTGAAGAACTACTAGTTGCACTAATAGTTACTACTCCCACACCAGTAGAAGGACTAACTGTTATATTTGTTCCTGCAACAATTTGAGTAACATTACCACCACCGCCACCTCCGCCGCCCCCAGAACCACCACCACTCAATAAAGAAGAAATTTGAATAATTGCAATGTTTGCGCCGGCATAAGGAGGCTCAGTGAAGGATAAAGTACTTCCTGAAATAGTATAAGCATTTTGTAATTGAATAATACCATCAATATTAATCAATGTTGAATTAGCACTTGTTACTGCATTGGGTATTGTAAATACTGTTGTTGTGCCATCACCCCTTATTAAATCGGAGTATGAATTTGCTGTAGTGGTTGTTGGTGCCAAAGCATTGATTGTGATTGTCTTTGACGTAGTACAAGCACTAATTGTAATATTATTGCCAGGAGATATGCTTAAAATATCTGTTGGAGATGTAGCAAGAATTAATGATGAATTGGCATTAATTGTTGCAAAAGAATATGTTGGAGTTCCACTTGATATTGAAGCAATAGAACCATTGGCATTTAAATAATACAACTTACCATCAGCATAGTTGATAGCCAACTCACCATTAGCCAATGCTGAAGGAGCATGACCTGATGATGCTGATTTTTTTAATAGTACAGTTGTATTTGCGATTGTCATTTACTTAAAAACTTCCACCATCCTTGGTTATCATTGAACTTGCTTCTTGAAACGTATCCACCTTTTTTGTTTCAATTTTTGTTACTTTTGCATCATCAATTTTTTTTTGCTTGGTAGGAGTTAATTGTAAAAAATCAATCTTTTCATTTAATTGTTTAATAATAGATTCATAATTATCACAAGTTATTTTGTGTTCTTCACGTTCTTTTATCAATTCATTTCGGAATAAATCTAAATGATTGACTTGGTGTTTAATATTTTCATATTCTTTCATTTTACTATGATAATTTTTTAGTTGTTCTTTCAAAGTATCAATAGTATTTTCTTTTTCATTTAAATTAGCAATCATTACTTGTAATCTTGTAATTTCTTCAGATTGCTCTTTAATAATATCTTCAGAAATTTTAGCATTTGCTTGCAACGATACATTTTTAATAATTGCATCTTGCATTACATTAGTCAAAACATCTACATAAGCATTAATATATTTTTCATTGCTCATTTCAAACTCCTATTATAAAATAATTACAAGGTATTTAGAATGTTCCTCCATCCATTGTTGTAGCCCAAACCGGAACACCAGCATTAGTTACGGTTAAGATTTGATTTGACCATGTTTGATCCGAAGTTCCTGCAGCAGCGGTAACTTGAAGTGGTCCTGTTCCGTTACCGTATGTAATACCATTTGTAGTAAATGATGATACACCAGTACCACCTTGACCAACGGTTAAACCAGAAATTGCTGAACCAGAAATATTGGTCGTTCTACCATAAACATCAACAGAAATTGAAGTGATTGTTGTGTTTGCTGTCTGTGTGAAATTGATTGCACCAGTGTTTGCTAATTGGGCTAAACCACTTGTTCCCGAACCAACAATAATCTGGCCTGAAGTAAACGAAGATTGACCTGTACCACCTTGTGAAACAGTCAGACCTGAAATTGGTTGCCATGAAGCAGCAGTTGTTCTACCAAATCCATCAACAGTTAAACCTGCAAGTGTTGTATTAGTACCGTATGTACCTGTATTTGAATATGTTGAATTAGCTAACGAAACAATACTAGTACCGTTAAAATATGTTATCTGATTATTTGTAAACGAAGAACCGTTTGTACCACCTGAAGAAATTCCTAAAGGAGTGGTTAATGATAACGAACCAGCAGAAATTGAACTAACTGAAGTAATAGTACCATTAGAAGCATCCACACCACCAACTTTGATTACATCATATACTGTATTCGCTTCAGCAAAATTGACTGTTGTGGTAGGTTCAGTAGATACGTTAGAAAATAATTTCCATTTATTGTCATTGTAATCACGAACAAAACCAGTATGTTGATAGTGTGTTGTGTCACCTGAGTGACCAGCACCAATAAAGTGTCCAACTAAACCAATATCAACTAAGTTACCTGTATTATTTGCAGCTAAGTAGATAATTGGGTCAGCAACGTTTAATGTTGAGGTTGAATTATATTGTATAACATTACCAGAAACATTTAAGTTTGTAACACTTAATGTTCCACCAATAGACATATTGTTTGTTGGTAGATTGATATCAGTATTAAATACTTGTGCGCCAATATTTGATGTATTAGTACGAGCGACTGTCGTATCAGTACCAATAGTTACAGTATTTGCTGAAACTGTTGTGGTAATACCTTTACTACCATAATGGTTAAATGTTGTACCACCAGGAATAACGGCACTATTTGTACCATCAGAAATATTAAATGAAGTTGCAATTGTTGATGTTGTAACAGAAGTAATACGACCATTTGCGGTAACTGTAATTACTGGAACAGCTGTCGTGGATCCAAATGTACCTACGTTAGGGTTGATTGTATTTAAAGAAGAACTTAATGCAACAGGTGAACTACCATTAAATGATACGGCGGAAGCAAGAACATCACCAGTGATTGAGAAATTTTGTGGATTAACTAATGTATAGGCATTGGTAGAAGTACCAATTAAATTACCAGAAAAACTTCCAGTAGTATCACGTTTTACTAATGTGGATGCTATGTTTGCAGAAGTTGCTGCATCTAATGTGCTTGTGTAATATGAACCACCAATATTAACAACAGCATTTCCACCAGAAGTACCTAAAAATAAAGTATTTGAAACATAAGAATAAGCAATTTCACCAGATTTTAATGTACCACCTGATGGCACGCCTGTGGTACTTGAACGTCTTACGAGGATACTGGTATTTGAAATGGACATTTGTTAACCTTTTATTTTTTTATGGTTATTATTATTTATTTATTAAAATCTACCACCGTCAACCGTGGCAGTAAATGTTTGATCCACAATAAGATTTCCTGTTATTTCTCCACCTGTAATAGGTAATGAATTGGCAGCCAGAGCATATGCTATGTTAGCTTCATTGTATACAGTATTAATTTGAATTAAAGCGGTGTTAGCTTCGTTATAAGCAGCTTGAGCAAGAATAAGTGCTTGTTGTGCTTCTTGAACAGAAGCTCCAGTAAAAACACTAGTTCCAGAAACTCTTGGTTGTGTACTAGAACCCACACGAACATTGATGACTGACGGTGGATTAACAATTACTTTAGGCATTGTTATCCTTTAAAAATGTGTAATTGTAGTAACAGCTTTGTCTATAAAGACTCTTCCTTCTAAAACTCTTGTAATATTATTTGAAGAATCTTTTAAAAGAACATCATAAAGTAATGTGGTAGGGGGTGTAATAATATTAGAAGTAACAGCAGAATTAGCCGACAAAGTAATTATACCATTATTAGCATCGGTAACTGCAGCAACAAAAGTAATCGTTGCATTTGCTGAATAATAAGAAGCTTTTGCTTGACTTGCTACCAAAAATCCATTTAAATTATATGGATTTCCATAAGAATCATTAAGTGTTATTGTTTCATAATAAGTTGAACCTTGTTCAATGAAAAGGTCTTGATATCCGGACATTACTTATTTCCTTTTTAATATATTTATCTCGGCCTTGAGTTCATTTACTTGTGCAGTTAATTCTTTCACAGATTCAATTAATAAAGCGGTAATGTGTTCATAACGAACTGCTTTACTAGTTTCTTTTGTTTCTATATCTTTAAATTCGTAAACTAATTCTGGTGCTACTTTTTCAACTTCTTGAGCAACAACACCCATCAATCTATCTATTTTACCAATATAGTTATAGGTATAACCATTTAATGTATTTACTTTTGCAAGAGCATTTGGTATTTTAATAAGATTTTCTTTTAATTTGATATCAGAAGGAGAACCATAAGCGGTGATGTTGCCGGCAGTAGTCCAATTACCAGTAGAATCCAAAGCAGCTTTTACGGATCCTACATCATAAGGTGAATTTGTAGTAGAAAAATTAAATGTATAAGAACCATTATCCATGACCATAGTATAATTGTATACGCCGTTTTCAGGATCTTTTACGTCATAGAATGAAATTTTGCCTGCTGAAGAACCACGCATTGCAAACTGAGGAGCTGAACCTGTATCAACATACACTTGAACTTGTCCTGTGTTTATATTAGGAGTTCCAGTTAAATTATTAGCAGTATTGACAGTACCAGAAGAAGTAATATAACCATTTGGATTAGTTGCTGGATAAGCACCGAGATTTGTCAATGCTTGTGATGCTGTCGTAGCACCGGTACCACCATAAGCAACACCAACT